CGGGATTTGGCAACACTTGCCCGTGTTCGTCGGGCTCGCCGCGCGCGGCGCGTTGTTGTTTGCGGCGATTTTCGCGCGCCGCGTTGCTCGCCGCCTTGTCGCCTTTAGGTGCGGTCGGTTCGCCGCCTGCCGCCTTTTTCATTGCCGAATGTCGGACAACGTGAGTCGCTTGCACCGTCTTAACCGTAAACGGCTCGACCGGGAGTCCCTGGTCGAAAGCCAGCACCGCGGCCATTGCTTTCCGCGGCATACGATAGATATAGCGCAAGTTTTTTGCCGACTCGGTCACGCGGATTTCTGCCCAATCGACCTGCACGTTTGCCGCCCATGGGTGTTTGTCTTTGATCGCCTCGGCGACCATGCACGTCCGACTCTCGGCTTTTGTCGCCCGCTCGATAATTTCGGCGGTAACGTCGATTTCGAGGCGAGGCGTTTTGATGCGGGCGCGCCGCATCGTCGTATATGTCGGCTTGCCGGTCGTCGGGTCTGATTCTTGAACGATGGTTTCGCCGTTAGCCGGCGTCGGGTCTGACATGGTCTGCCCTCCTATGGTTTGGAATTCGGAAGGACACTTAGTTAATATCTGTTAACTAAGTGTCCTTCCGAATGGGAGCCTAGCCCCGCGGGAGGTCACCTATCAATAGCCATCGCTAGGCGAGCTATCCCTACCCCGGAAACCCCGCGACCGCGAAAACCAGCGCCGCCAGGCATAGCGCCAACGCCGACCAGCACGCGAGATTCCGCTCGCTCCTCGGGGTCGCCGACCTGGTCAATTGCGTAACCAGGCACCACCCCGCGAGCCCGACCGCCAGCGCGAGGAGCGCGAGCGGAGTCGCGGTCACGCTATCCACGCGCCGACGTCGAAATCGCCCTTAGCGCCGTCCGAAACCTCATGCGCGGCCATAACCGCGGCGACGAGCGGGTCGATTCGCAGGGTGGCGAGTTCTTTGTCGAGCTTGCGATTCCCGGCGGCGTCTTGCGTGGCCACCGCGTTAGCCGCGGCCATGTTTAGGAGCGGGTGGTTACCGTGGCGTAGCTTGCCGGCGAGAAGGAGCCCCTCGAAACTTTCAAGCCGCGGGCTCATATCGCGATAGCCCTGCCCGACCTCGCGCCACTCGGCGCCGACCGCGAAACTTTTGTCGTTCGCCGCCTTTTGGAAATTCTTGATACGCCAGCGGTCGAACGCGACGACGGTAGGCTCGATTTCAAGCTCGCCGAGCTTGATTGTTAGCCACTCGGCGACCTGGTCATATTCGATTGTCGACGCCTCGATAGCGATTAGCTTGCCCTCCCTAACCCATTGCTCGTAAGGCGCCCGGTCGCGGCGGGCCCGCTCGTCGATACCCTGCAACGGGGTAAAGACAAACGGCAGCAAATGAACGACTCCAGATTCATCACGCGCGGCTAGAACGGCGGCGGTAAGATCGGACCGTGTCGAGAGGTCCAATCCCACCGCCACCGCCGCCCCGTTGCGAAATAGCGCGAGGTCGGGGGCGTCGGCGGTCTCGCGCCATACGGTCGGGGCTATGAATAGATGCTGTAGGGCGATTCGCTGATTAAGCAGGAGGTTTCGCGCGCTCGCCTCCAATGCCGGCAACCGCTTGGCGCGGCCGATTTGGTCGGCGAGGTCGTCGAGCGAGCGGAATAGCCCGAGCCCCGGGTTTGCCTTGGCCCATTGCTCGCGGTCGTCGAGGTCGCAACCGTCGTCGGCCCGGTATTCGTGCACGACGGTCGAGGGGTCGTCGGACCTGGTCGCGTCGTCCATCCACATAGAAAACATATCGGCGTCGGACGGCGCCGAGGTCGAAATCGCGATAAGCAGCGGCGACTCGTGCGCGCCTTGCGCCGAGGTTATCGCGTCGACAAACGGCGAGGTCGGCCCGCGGACCTGCCCGACCTCGTCGAGGATGGCGAGCGAGGGCGAGATTCCGAACGCGGTAGACGCGTCGGCCGACATGGCGTGATATTCGGTTCGCTTGGCCAGTCCGAAAATGTGTTTTTTGCTCGGGACGATTCGACAGAGGGCGTTTAGCCGCTCGTCGAGTTGAATCATTTTCGACGCCAGCCCGAACACGAGCGCGGCTTGATCGCGCGACATGGCGCCCGACACGAGTTGCGCGTTAACGATTGCCTCGGGCCCTGTCAGGTGCGCGAGGAGTAGCACGGCAATTAGCGCCGTCTTTCCATTCTTGCGCGCCATGGATAGGAGCGCGCGCCGGGTCCGGCGCCGCGGGTTGTCGTAAACGTCGTATATGAATCGCTTTTGAAACGGCGCCAGGACCAGCGGCCGACCGACGAGGGCGCCCTCGGGGACCCGACAGTAGGTTTCAGCGAACGCGATAACTTTTTCGGCGCGCGACCTGGTCGGGCGCGGTACGGGGGCAAGCTCGGCGAGCGCGGCGTCGGTCATTTAGCAACCTACCGCCGCAATAGACCCCGCCGCGACCCGCCGTCAATTCGGCGGGCCCGGGATTACCGCTTAGCGCGGGCTCGGCTTGTTCTGTCCCGGCGCGGTTTCCTGTCCCTGCCCTTGTCCCTGGTGTCCAGGGTCGCCGCCGTGGCCACCGTGGCCAGGCTCGACGCTTGCGGGCTTGGCGGTCCCGTAGGGTTGTTTTGATTCGGCGACGACTCGCTCGTAATCCTTAACCATGGCGTCGATACCCTCGTCGCTATTGCCCGCGTTCGGGTGAGCGGCGCGGACTCGCTCGGCGATGGCATGGTTCGTCATTTTCTCGGTTGCCTCGGCGAGTTTCTTTTTCAAGGCGTCGGCTTTGGCGTGAGCCTCGCTCTGTGCCTGGTCGGTCATTGGTCGACTCCGTTGCTGGGTTGACGGTAGCGGGCGAACGCTAGGCGTCGGCGCCGGTTGCCGTCAATCGAGCTTGCGCCATATCTCGCCGCGGTCCGACCGCCGCTCGCGATACCAGCCAACGCGCGCCAGATGCGCCGCCAGCGGCCCGAGCGGCGACACGACACCGACGCGGTAGCCATCGCCGTGGAGCCGCTCGACCAGGCGCGTAAAGGCGCCCTCGCCCGGGTGGCGCGCGACGAGGAGCGGTAACTCGACCTCGTTTTTTTCCTCGACCAGGGCGAGGAAAGAATCCGGGTGCCAGTCTTTCCCATGAAATCCCATGGTCGAGCCGAACGGCGAGCCCGGCTCGACCACGCGCCAGCCGTCGCGGCGGTAAATGTCGCGCGCCCATCCCGGGAAATAGCGCGGGTGTTGCGGCGAAAACGGCGGCGGGTCGTCGGTCATATCCAACCGAGCGTGCGCGCGACAAAGAGCGCCGCGAATACCCAAAGCAAAATCGACAGCACGGCGAACCGGCGCCCCATGAGTCGGGTTAGGTCGGTCGCCTGGTTTAGCGCCTCGGTTTGCTTGTCGATAATCCGCGCGGCGTCGCGCATATGCGCGCGGAGTCCCGCCTCGACCTGGTCGGGATCGTCGGCGACATGGCGTAGATATTCGCCATAGCTAACGACGACCTCCTCGCGCCCGGGCTCGACGGTCACAGCCAGGACTCCACGATTTTGGGGTCGTCGGTCGGATCGCGCGGGAAGCGGACCAGGCCCGGCGGGATGACCGCGCGCGCGCCGGCCAGCGTCAACGCCGCGACCGCCGTTTGATGCGGCAAGGTCTCGCCGTTCGGCCCGACGTCGAAAGCCCGCACAACGTAGCGATAGCCGGGCGGGCGGTCGGTCGGGTCTTGAAAAATCGTAAACACGACTAGGACGTCGTCGGCCATCAATCCCCCTCTAGCGGCGCGAATAGGTCCGCCATTCCGGTCCGCGCCTCGCGGCGCCTCATGCGGCGGCGCCGGTTGCGCGCCGCGCGGATTTCGTCGGCCTCTCTGAATTCGTGCGGGTCGCCCTCGACCAGGACGAATTGCAATTGCCGCGCGGCGCCGTGATAGACGCCACCGCACCGGCAGCGGCAGCGATAGCGCGGGCTCGTCGCGTTTTCACAGGTTAGCGCCTGCAATTTCGATAGCAGTCGAGGCATTAGGCACCGCGGCGGCCAGCGTCGACCATGCGCGCAAAGATCGTCGCGCATAGGTCGCGGTCGCCAATGCCGGCGCCGTAGCCGCGGCGCGCGTCAAAAGTGACCTCCTCCAGCACGGCGGCGCCCTCGTCGACCATAAGCAACGTCGGCCGGTCGAGGGTTTCGAGGGTGTCGGCGATGACCTGGTCGCGCGTCGCCTGGTCGAGATAGCCGAGCCGCTCGCGCAATTGCTGTTTTAGACTCGCCATGGTTTCCCCCTCGCTAATCCTTCGCCGTCGTCGGCGGTTTCGGCCATAGCGGCGTTGTGCCGAGCGCCTCGCGGGCGACAACGTCAAACGCCGCCTTACAGAAGTTTATGAATTGTTGTTTTACAATCGGGTCCTGCATCACGA